CAGCGTTCAGTAGAGGTAGGTCAGCGTCCGAATAGCCGCTTGTGTTTTCGTGTGTGAACATGGTTTCCCTTTCGGTGGATTGATGCCAGTCGGCATCGCACAGGGTCGGCACGCGGCCCTGTACGCTGTGGGCTAGGCTATGCAATATCACCAAGCGCAACAAACGTATGCGCAGCCAAGCTGGAGTGCAGTCCCCTGTACCGACGATAATTGAGCATGGCCGTCGCTACGTCCTTATGTGTGGCGAGAGGATTGCAAAATGGCGATGCTTTCGCGAGCGCGCATCGCACATCGCCGCGTAGTATGTGCATCAGAGCAATCCTGTTTTTGTTTGTCATGGTTCGGTTCCCTTTCGTGGGAGTTAGGTTATCTGCGCTAATCCGCATTCCGTGCGCCCCGAGGAAGGGCGCAGAGAATTAGGGTTAGTAGGTGCGCGAAAACCTGCGCGCTTCCCGTGCTGTGTAGTCGATGGTCAGCAACCCGGGGAACGCGACGACGACGCCACCGTTGGCCAAATGTTCAACTATCTGACCGTCGTAGAGCCGCTCAGCAGCATCCGGCATATCGGGGTTGTAGATTATCGGCGAATACATGCCCTTGACTGGCAGCCGAACATGCTGGCCGACCGGCAGCCAGTCTTGCGGGTTTTCTGGTTTAGCTGTTTTCATCTTGCGCCCCTTTCGTGGGTTGGTGGGTTAGTCCCAAACGGCCGCTTGTACCTCATTTTTGAATGAGATCAGAGGGGCGTATTCCGCGAAATATTTTTCGAATGCAACTGAATGATGTATCGCCATGAGAATTGCATTCCACTCGTCTTGCGTCATGATGATGTGGACGAGCTGCTGCGCGGAATCTGTACCGGCGTTTTTTTGGATCTGGATGTTCATCTGCTGTTGCCCCTTTCGTGGGTTGGTGGGTTAGGCTTCTTCGGTGTCGTTATCCGGGTGCGCGTCGAAAGCCGCAGTCAGGAAAACTGACAAGATAGGGGCGAGCCCTATCCTTTCAGTTCTGTTATTGCGATCCCGGGAGTCCCCCGCTTGGCCGGTGTTCTGGTCGTTTCCGTCGGGCTGGTGTGCCTGGCGGCGGGTCGGGCCGGGTCGGTTTCGGCGGGTTGAAACCTTAACTGAATGATATAGAAAAACACGCGCAAAGTCAACGGGTTACGTCATAAATCCAAAGGTAAAATGTTCGTCGGAGCGGTACCGAAAGAGGTAATTGGCCAGGTGCTGGCGACGGTGCCGTTCGATGCGTGGCGCGACGTGTACGTCGGATGCTCTGGCAGCTTCCGTTTTGATCGCGCGGTGAAGATGCGGCATCCGGGATGCCGGGTGTACTCGAACGACGTGTCGCTGTTGACCTGCAGCATCGGGGCGCTGGCGATGGGCCGTGAGTTGGAGATCCGCTTCAAGGGCGCCCTCGAGTTCGTCGAGCCTGCGATCGCCGGTATGGACTTCCGCGGGCGGGTTGCCGCTGTGATGGTGGCCTGTGCCATGGGCAAGTTTACCGGCAAGAATGAGTATGCCCTGGCGCATTTTCGGCACTACCGCGAGCGCTTCCGGGGCTTCGTGGACGAGGCGCTGCCCAAGCTCGACGCCATGGTGGCCGAGATCAAGATCGAGGAGTTCTACGCCGGGGATTTCGTTGCGCAGGCCGACCGCGCCGAGGCCGGAGGTGGCGGGGTGGCGTGCTTCGCGCCGACCTACAAGGGTGGGTATGAGCGGATTTACAGGCTGGTGAACGACAACACCGAGTGGCCGGAGCCGAAGTACGGCATCTGGAACCCGGATGCGCTGCCAGGGTTCATCGCCAGCATGGAGGAGCGGAAGATCCCGTATTGCGTGATTTCCGACCAGTTGCTCGACCGCATGCCGACGACCGAATGGGTTGGCTCGAACAAGCCGGTCTACACGTACTCGAACAGCCCTGCAGCGTCCGTGCGGCGGCGGGGAACGAAGGAATTGCAGTTCAAGTACACCGCGGTGGATCCGGCCGCGATTACCGCCGATAGCAAGGTGTCGGTGTGCCTGGTCGACAACAAGCGCATGACGTACTTGAAGAACGTCTATCTGTCGAAAGGCATCGACCACACCACCGGGCACATCAACCATCTGGTGCTGATCGATGGCGCCCTGGCCGGCGGCTTCGCGTTCGAGCAAAGCCGCTTCGGAGACAAGACGCGCGAGCTGTACCTGCTTTCGGACTTTGCGCTGTTTCGGGAGCGCAAGTTGTCGAAGCTGATCGCCATGATCGCGACGTCCCGCGAAGTGATGGACCCGATCAACAGGCGCTTGTTGGTCCGGATCGAGCGCATCTTGACGACCGCGTTCACCGAGCAGCCGACGTCGATGAAGTACAGGGGAGTATTCGAGCTGCAAAGCCGCGCCGCCGGGCACCTGAATTACCGGTCTGGCGTGCGTGACGCCTCACTACAGGACATATTCGATGAGTGGTTCCGAAAATACGCTGGAGCAAGTGGAAAGCCGGATCGTCAAGGTCAAGCTCGCCGGGCTCAAGCTGCTGGAGAAAAATGCGCGCTACATGACGCCGCAGGAGTTTAGCCAGCTCGTCGCCAACGTCAAGAGCGATGGGAGGCTACTCGGGACGCCGATCATCTACCGAGGCGAGGTGCTGAGCGGCAACCATCGCGTGCGCGCGGCGCTCAAGGCGGGCATCGAAGAGGCCGACGTGATGGACATCCTGACCGAGTTGAGCGAGGAGCGAAAGCTGGCCATCCAGTTGTCGCAGAACGCGATCAACGGCAAGGACGACCCGAACATCCTGGCGCAACTCTACACCAGCATGAAGTCGCTGGAATGGAAGCAGTATAGCGGCGTCACCGACGACGCCTTCAAGTGCACCGACGAGAAGCTCGCCGCGCTCGGAATCACGCGGCCCAAGTACGAAGAGTTGACCATCGTATTCCTGCCCGAGGAAAAAGCCGAGTTCATGCAACTGCTCGCGCGCATCGAGCAGGCCAAGAAACCGCAGGATGTCATCGTCGGCAGCATCGACTCGTTCGATGCGTTGTTCGATGCCATCATCCGCGTGAAGCAGCAGCGCAAGGTGATCAACAACGCGGTGGCGCTGCGAGTGCTCGCGAAGCTCGCCGTCGGCGTACTCGACGCGGAGCGGGCGGAACAAAGCGTGCCAGGGCAGAAAGCGGAAGCGCTGAACTGAACATGCGTGGATTTTGCCGGCCAGCGCGCGGAAAGAGTCGTGCCAGTTCGCGACGCTGCTTGTGGCATGGTTCTTGACGTGGAAAGCCCAAAATACGCACTTCCAAGACTATGATTATTAAATGATTTGCTACGGAAGTGGGTGGTATGAGGGTATAGGTAATCGAGCAAAATCGCTTACGCGTCGATTACGCCCTGATTGCGTCGATTTGTCCTTCCAGGAGCGATTTTGAGCATATTTTTCAGTTATTTTTAGGCCGGCATGCGTGCAGGACGAAAACCAAAGCCGACGCACCTGAAATTGCTGGCCGGGAATCCGGGGCGTCGGCCAATGAATGCCGCGGAGCCGCAACCTGACGTCGTTGACGAAACGCTGACGCCGCCAAAGTGGATGAGCGGAGAAGGGCGCTTGGTTTGGGATGAGGAGTTTCCCAAGCTCATCAGGAGCGGCATGATCACCGAAATTGACGTTGCCGCGTTCGCAAAATACTGCCAGGCGTTCGGGCGCTATCTCAACGCCGAGAGCATGGTTGCCAAGCAGGGCGAAGTGCTGCTGGCGCCCAGCACCGGCTTTCCGATTCAGAACCCCTATCTGGCGGTGGCGAACAAGGCATTCGAGCAGATGCAAAAGCTGGAAACCGAATTCGGAATGACGCCATCGTCTCGCTCGCGCGTGTCTATGTCCGCGCCGAGCAAGAAAAAGAACCGATTCCTGGACTTGATTGGTGGCCAAAAGACGAAGCAAAGAGCGTGATTTCGTAGAAGTTGCCGATGCCTTTGCGCAGGATGCGATGCTCGATGCGGACGGCGAGCGGCATGGAAAATGGATCCGGCTTGCCGCGTCGCGCTACGTCAAGGACCGTAAGCGAGCCGCGGCCAAAAACGCGCCGTTCAAGTTTTCTCTGGTCCACGCGCGGCGGGTGTGCAAGTTCATCGAGCAACTGCCGCACATCGAGGGCAAGTGGGACACGCCGACGATTGTGCTGCACCGATCGCACGTGTTTTTCCTGGTGAACCTGTTCGGTTTCAGGAACAACGACGGCACGCGTCGTTTCACGAGCGCGCTGTTCTGCGTTGCACGCAAGTCGGCGAAATCCACGCTGGCCGCGGCGATCATGCTCTACTGCCTGTGCTACGAAGACGAGCCAGGCCCGCAAGTCATCTCGGCAGCCACCACCGGAGACCAGGCGCGGATCATTTTCAACATCGCCAAGCGCATGGTCGAGCAGACGCCGGACTTGCGCGACGCGTTCAACATCGAGGTGTTCGCCAACGCGATCACCAACTGGGCGGTTGGCGGAAACTTGAAGCCGATCAACGCCCATGCCTCGACGCAAGACGGACTGAACCCGTCACACACGGCGCTGGACGAGATCCACGCGCATAAAACGCACGACCTGCTGAACGTGCTCAAATCGGCCGCCGGCGCCAGGCGCAATGCGTTGTGGCTCTACACCACGACCGAGGGCTATGAGACGCCGGGGCCGTGGCCGGAAATACGCTTGTTTGCCCAGCAGGTGCTGAGCGGGCTGATCGAAGCGGATCACTTTTTGTTCTTGATCTTCTCTCTGGATGAGCAGGTCGGGCAACCGGGCGAAGCGGACTACAAGCCGGCGGACGACGACTTCGACGAATCGAAGTGGCCGAAGGCAAACCCGCTGATGGACGTGAACCCGATCCTCGAGCGCGAGATTCGCAAGGCCGCGATCGAAGCGAAGCAGATGCCGGGCACGCACGCGGAATTCAAGATCAAACGCTTGAACCGCCAGTCCGCGGCGGCGAATACGTGGCTGAACATCGAGCGCTGGAAACGGTGCAATGGGCCGGCAGACCTGAATGCGCTGGAAGGCAAGCAGTGCTTTGCCGCCCTGGACGGTGCGGCCACGACTGACTTGATGTCGTTCCGCCTGGTGTGGAATGTAGACGGGATTGTCTACACGTGGGGCAGGAACTGGGTGCCGGCGGAAGCGGTGGCGCAACGCACCGAACGCGGGACGGTGCCGTATGCGGGATGGGTTGCCGCAGGGCTGATCACGCAATTGCAGGGGAACATTCTCGACTACGCGATTATCGAAAACGACATTTTGCAGATTTGCCGGCGCTTCAAACCGACGATCATCGCCTACGACAGTTGGAACATTCGCGATCTGGTGAACAGGTTGATGGCGGAGTTGCCGAAAAGGCAGATGCCTGACGGAAAGCAGAAATCCATACTCGAAGAGTTTAGGCAGGGACCGCGTTCGTTCAACCCGGCAATGAAGGAATGCGAACGGCTCTACCTGTCCCGCAATCTCCGGCATGGCGGCGATGCGGTGCTCAACTGGTGCGCCGCCAATGTCGTGCCCAGGTATGACGAGAATATGAATATCGCGCCGGACAAGAAACGCAGCGCGGACCGGATCGATGCGGCGGTTGCGCTGTTCATGGCGATCGGCGTGATGGGCTTGCCGGCGGTCGAGCAGAAGCAATTCCAGTTGATGTTTGTCTGAGCGTTTAAAGCATCCTTCCGGGCCGCATGCGTGCGGCCCTTTGCATTTCAGGAGCCCGCCATGAACCGATCAAAATTGCCGTGCATCCGTCTGGACGCCAAACCTGCCGGACTCAAGTTCAGGCCGCCGGAGTCAGCGATTGCGCGCTTCGACAAGAGCATCCGCGCGGCCGCGGCCACGCCGGCGGCCGGCGAGATCGAAATTCTGGGAGAGATCGGCGACTCCGGCTGGAGTTCGGATTTCATCACCGCGTCCATGGTAAAGGACCAGCTCAAGGCCCTTGGCCGCGCGCCGGTACTCGTCACCGTCAACAGCCCAGGAGGTGACGCCTTCGAGGGCATTGCCATCTACAACCTGCTGCGCGAGCATCCCGGCAACATCACCGTCAACGTGATTGGCCTGGCCGCCTCTGCTGCATCCATCATCGCGATGGCCGGCGACACCATCAAGATCGGCGAGGCTGCCTTCCTGATGATCCACAGCGCTTGGGGCGTGGTCATGGGCAACGAGAACGATATGCGCGAAATGGCCAACGTGCTCGATGCCATCGACCAGGCCGTCGCCGGGCTTTATGCCACGCGCTCCGGCATGCCGAAGGGCGAAGTGCTGGCCCTCATGCAAAAAGAAACCTACATGACCGGAGCCGACGCCGTCGCGAGCGGTTTCGCCGACATCGCCGTCGCCGAGGCCAAGCCCAAGGCCGCGCGCACCCAACCCATTTTCGCTCTAGCCCCGCCAGCCCTGCTTGCCGCGTCCGGCACTACGCAGCGCCCGGCCGTGCGCTTGAGCGCTTCCCTCCCCGGCGCTTCGGGAATCCATCCGAAAGGAAAAGGTACTGAGATGCAAACCATTGCAGAGCAAATTTCCTCATTCGAGTCCAAGCGCTCCGCCAGCGCCGCGCGCATGGAAGCCATCATGGCCACCGCCGCAACCGCCGGCCGCTCGCTCGATGAGCCGGAATCGCAGGAATACGACGGGCTGTCCACCGAGATCGACAGCGTGGATGCCCACCTGGTGCGGCTCAAAAAGCACGAGGCGCAGATTTTGGCCAAGGCCACGCCGGTGCCCAAGCAGAACGACAATCCCAAGGCGGCATCGGACGCGCGCGCCGGACGCGAGTACATCACCGTGCGCACCAATGCCGAAAAGGGCGTCAACATGGCCCGCTTCGTCATGGCGCAGATCCGCGCGAAAGGCAATCTGAGCAACGCGCTGTCGATCGTCCAGAACGAACGCCGCTGGATGGACACCACCCCGGAAGTCGCGCGGGTGCTGATGGCCGCCGTGGCCGCCGGTGACACCACCACAGCCGGCTGGGCATCGGAACTGGTCTACGCAGAAAATCTGGCCAACGAATTTATCGAACTGCTGCGCCCGCAGACCGTGCTCGGGAAGATCCCCGGTTTGCGCAAGGTGCCCTTCAACATTCGCATGGGCTCGCAGACGTCCGGGGGCACTGGCTACTGGGTTGGACAGGGCAAGCCGATTCCGGTCAGCAAGCTCAGCACCGGTTCGTTGACCCTGGGCATGGCCAAGGCCGCCGGCCTGCTGGTCATCGATGAGGAACTGGCGCAAAGTTCCAGCCCCTCGGCGGAGCTGCTGGTGCGCGACGACCTGATCAAGACCAACGCCACCTTCATCGACGTGGCGTTCCTCGATCCCGGCGCGGCAGCGGTAGCGAACGTCAACCCGGCGTCCATCACCAACGGCGTCAACCCGACGGCGGCCAGCGGAACCAACACGGCGGCCATCATTGCCGACGTGAAGACGCTGTTCAACACCTTCATCGCAGCGAACCTCGACCCGTCCGGTGCGGTGTGGATCATGACCGCCTCGCAGGCCCTGGCGCTGTCGCTGATCCAGAACCCGCTGGGGCAGAACCAGTTCCCGAATATCACCGCCATGGGTGGCTCGTGGTACGGGTTGCCGGTGATCACCTCGCAGTCGGCGCAAATGGTCGGCAGCCCGGTGGCTGGCGAAGGGCAATTGATCGTCCTGCTCAACGCGCCCGAGATCCTGCTGGCCGATGAAGGCCAGATGGTCATCTCGGTCAGCAACGAGGCGTCGATCGAAATGCTGGACAACCCCACCAACGCCTCCACGGCAACCATCACCGCCACCAGCATGGTGTCGATGTACCAGACCAACTCCCTGGCGATCAAGGGCATCCGCTGGATCAACTGGGCCAAGCGGCGCAGCACCGCCGTGGCGTATATAAAAGACGCAGCGTATGTGGGCGGCTGATAGCCTCGATTTGCAAGGGCACTACCAGGCCCGCCGAATGAAAGCGGCGGGCCTTTTTTTGCGGAGACCGCGATGCCTGACATGGAAAGTCTGAAAGCGCAAACGTACAACGGGCGCGGCGTGGCGAAAGGGGAGGTGTTCGACGTGGACGAAAAATACGTCAAGGTGATGGTGGCGCTGGGGCACGCGAAGCTGGTCGTCGCAGAAGTTGCTCCGCACCACGAAAACGTGCTTGACCTGCCGAGCTACCTGCTTCGCGGTCCGGCGGGTGAGCAGGGCAGAAAGCGGCGGGCACGCTGATGCGCCTGTTCGGCTATGAAGTTGCGCGCATCAAGGCGCAGGCGCTTAACCCTGTGCATCAGACCGGCACTTTGTGGGGGCTGATCCGCGAATCGTGGGGCGGCGCATGGCAGCGCAATATCGAAGTCGACAGCGCGCAGGACGTGCTCGCGTTCTCCGGGGTCTTCGCGCCGCTGACGTTGATCGCGGCTGACATCTCCAAGCTGCGCGTCAAGCTGGTCGAGGAAGACGCCAACAAAATCTGCACCGAGGTGGAAACCTCGCCCTTCCTGCGGGTCCTGCGCAAGCCCAATGGATTTCAGACCCGCATCCAATTCTGGGAGCAGTGGTTTCTGTCGAAGCTGATGCGCGGCAACACCTGCGTTCTCAAGGTACGCGAAGCCGCGCGCGGCATGGTCATCGGGCTGTACATCCTGGACTGGCAACGTGTCAAACCGCTGGTCGCGGAAAACGGCGACGTGTACTACGAACTGGCCGTCGACAACCTGTCCGGGGTGCGGGAAACCGTCACCGTGCCGGCCTCCGAAATCATCCACGATCGCTGGAATTGCCTCTGGCATCCGCTGATCGGCATTTCCCCGCTCTATGCCGCCGGAATTTCCGCCACGCAAGGGCGGCGCATTCAGGGCAACAGCACCAAATTTTTCGACAACATGAGCCGCCCGTCCGGCGTGCTCACCGCGCCAGGGGTGATCAGCGGCGAGACGGCGGCCCGCATGAAAACGGACTGGGACGAGAATTTCAGCGGTGGCAACATCGGGCGCACCGCGGTCCTTGGCGATGGCCTCAAGTACGAGGCCATGACCATCCCGGCGCAGGAGGCGCAACTGATCGAGCAGTTGCGCTGGACGGTCGAAGATGTCGCGCGCTGTTTTCACATGCCGTTGTTCAAACTCGGCGGCCCTATGCCGGCCGGCGTCACCAGCATCGAGGCGCTGCAGCAGATGTACTACAACGACTGCCTGCACGGGCTGGTCGAGCAAGCCGAGCTGGTGCTCGACGAGGGCCTGGGCCTGCCGGCCAACTACTACACCGAATTCGACATCGAAAACCTGTTGCGCATGGATACCGCGGCGCAGCTCGACGCGCTGGGCAAGGCGGTAGGCGCGGCCATCATGTCGCCCGACGAAGCGCGCGCCAAACGAAACCTTGGCGCCGTGCCCGGCGGAAAGTATCCCTACCTGCAGCAGCAGAACTACTCCCTCGAGGCGCTGGCCAAGCGCGACGCACTGGCCGACCCGTTCGCTGGTGCGGCGAAGCCGCCAGCCGCCGCACCGGACACGCAGGCCGCGGCGAATGATGACAATGCCGATGCGGTGGCCGCTGCGCACATTGCCGATATCTTCATCCGCGACCTCATGGGCAAAACCGCGCCCAGGCAAACAGTGCCCACGGCGACGGCGGACATCGTCGCATCGCTGGTGGCGAGCGCCGACCAAAACTCCCGGCGTGTGGATGCCACGCTCGAGACCGTGCTGGCGTCCGCGCTGCACACGGAGCAAGCGCAGGCGCGCGTGGCGAAAAGCATGGAAGAGATTGCCTTCGTACTCGCGAGCCCGGTGGAACCGGTGTACGACGAAAAAGGCAGGCTCACGGGAGCCCGCCGTGTACCGAAAATCGAGGTAAGCAAATGAGCGATCTACAAGGCAACGGCGGCGAACTGCGCGCCACGATCCACATCAAGCGCAAAGCGACCGGCAAGATCGAGACCTTCGAACTGGTCGGCCGCACCACACCGGAAGAGCATGAGCGCATCGTGCACGGCGCCCAAGATGCGATGGTGGGGGAAGGCGCTGCCGTGAGCAATCAACCGAAGGAGTCCTGAACATGGCCGTTACCCATTCGGTCGCCTCGCGCGACCTCGCGACCAACGCCGTCGTCGATCAACTCGACGGAGCCGGCAGCAAACTCGTATTCCGCGTCGGCGGCACCATCGGTGCGCCCGGCGCAATCGCGGCAACGCTCACCTGCGCGACGCCGGCGTTCGGCGCTTCATCGGCCGGCGTGGCAACTGCGGGTGCAATCGCCAGCGACACGAATTGCGCGGGGAACGCTTCGCCGGTCTCGAAGGCATCGCTGCAGACTACCGGCGCTGTGCTGGCGATTTACTGTGACGTAGCTGCCAGTGCCTCGGACATCAACCTCAGCAACGGACTCACGATCGCCTCGGGTGACACCGTGAGTTGCTCCAGCCTCACCTATACGGCGCTCTCGGCATAACCGATGACGATTTCATACGTCGGCGGGCAGATAGCTGGGTTTGCCGGGACGACTTCGCCGCAGACGATAAATTTTGCGTTGACTGGCGGTCTCGCCTCGGTTCCCGCGCGCGAGGATCTGGTCGTCATCGGCTACTGCGTCGGCTCGACGGTCGATAGATCACTGGCGATTCGCAATGCGAGCGCGGTGGACTACACACTCGCCGGGTCCGAATTGACCGTATCGGACACCTTCGATGTCAACCTGCGCGTGGCCTGGCGCTTCATGCCGGCGACGCCCGAGACGCAGTTCGTGTTGACCGAAACGGTGGGTGGTGGAAGCGGCAATGCGAACGATGCAGGACACTGGACGGTGCACGTGTTCCGCGGTGTCGATCTAGTGACGCCGATGGACGTGGCGGTGGTCACGGCATCGGCAGCGAGTTCGAGAATTGCCAATCCGGGAGCGATCACGCCAGTGACTGCGGGTGCCTGGGTGTACGCCTGCGGTGGTGCGGCAAGCGCAGTGGGCGGCACCTACACTGCACCTGAGCTTGTGGATTTTCGTGCCGGGACGACTGCGGATACCGATGATGCGCAGATCGGCGCCGGGTTTAGGCCCTGGACGACTGGCGCGCTTGACCTGGCGGCCTTCACCGGAGGCGGGACTGATACCACAAACGATTCGTGGGCGGCGGTCACCGTGGCGCTGCGCCCGGGGAAGATCATGGCGCCGCACGCGTCCCATCAACTTTTCGGAGGCTGACGATGGCCGCGCCATGGAACCCGCCGGTCAAGGCAGAGGATTTCGAATTCGGTGTGTGCCTTGAGGACTACGGTAACCCTGGATTGTTTGTTGCCAATCCAACGCTCGCCGCGGGTGACGTGAAGATCAGCAAGGACAATGGCGCGCTGGCGAACCTCGCCTCTTTGCCCACGGTGACACCTGCAGCCGGGAAAATCGTGGACGTGGCGCTCAGTGGCACGGAAATGAACGCAGACAAAGTGACGGTGATCTTCAGCGACCAGACCGTTCCGCCGGAGTGGTCCGACTACGCGATCACGATCCTGACTACGGCCTAGCATGGCTCGCAGCCGGGTATTTGTCGGCAGCGCAACAAGCGGCCCGCCCACCCACGATGCGACGGGCGCACTGGTCGGCCCGGGCGCTGTCGTTGCGGGCAGCGCGGCGCGCACGCGGGTACACGCGGCGACCGGCGTACTGGTCGGCCCGGGCGCGACGGTAGCCGGCGCATCGCAGCACAACATCCCGCACGCCACGAGCGGGGTGCTGACCGGGCCTGGCGCGGCGGTAGCCGGCGCATCGCAGCACAACATCCCGCACGCCACGAGCGGGGTGCTGACCGGGCCTGGCGCGGCGGTCACGGGAACAGCCGCGCGCATTGGGGGGCCGGTCACGCACGCATCGACCGGCGCATTGACCGGGCCGGGCGCTGCGGTCACGGGGACGGCAGCCAGAACGCTGGTCCATGCCGCCACCGGAGTGCTCGCCGGCGCCGGATCAACTGTTGCCGGCACGGCGAAGCACAACATCCCGCACGCCACGACCGGGGTCCTGGCCGGCGCCGGATCAACTGTTGCCGGCACGGCGAAGCACAACATCCCGCACGCCACGACCGGGGTCCTGGTCGGCCAGGGAGCGGTAGTCGCCGGGTCCGCCGCGCGCGTCGCTGCGCCGGTCGCGCACGCGGCCAGCGGGGTGCTGCGCGGGCCTGGCGCCGAGATGCTCGGATGGGCGGCGCGGCCAGCCGATCAGCCGGTGCCAAGCGATATCATCGTCGGCTATTACGAAGCGCCGATGCCGAAGCCGCACGCCGTGCATCACACGGCATCCGGACGTCTGGCTGGAAGCGGAGCGATGATGACGGGTTCCGCTCACATGATAAGTGGCGCGCAGAATCTGGCCGCGCTGTTGATGATCGTCGCATGAGGAGCGTATGGAAAAACTCGACCTAGATGCGATGGCGCAACAGATGCCGCGAATGGCCGAAGCGGTGCGTGTCGTCGTTGCAACGGAAGTATCCGCACTGGCCTCCCATTTCGCCACGCGCATCGACGCGCTGGACGCCAGGATCACGGCCATTCCGGCCGGAGCGCCGGGCGAGCCCGGCCAGTCGATCAAGGGCGACCAAGGCGAGCAGGGGCCGGCCGGCAAGGACGGCGCCAGCCTCCACCCCGACACCGTCGCACTGATGGTACGCGATGCGGTGGACAAGGCCGTGGCCGCGCGGCCGAAAGATGTCGAGCAGGGCGCCGGCATCCACATCGACTCCCGTGCCGACCCGGAGATGGTGCGCGAGGTGGTTGCCCGGGCCGTGGCCGCGCTGCCACCAGCCAAAGACGGCAAGGACGGCGCCAGCATCCATCCCGACACCGTCGCGCTGA